TAAATCTACTTCTTTGATAATGCGTTTGTTACCACGCTTATCGTATGAAACTTCTTTTGGGTTTACTCTAAAGCCTATTGAAAGACCATCTAAAGCACCCATTTTTAATAATTCGTAGGCTTCTGCACCTGCTTGTGTTTTTAGAGCAAGTCTACCTTTAACCACTAAGCCATGATCATCTTCTCTTATCTCATCAAATACACCTATAGGCATATCAGACTTGTGTTGATATAAAAGCTTAACATTTTGTGGTTTTCTTCTTTTAAGGGATTTTGCGAATGCACCTGATTCTATAACATCATTGCCTAAGTCTTTATTACCAAATACAGAACCATATCCTTCAAATGTTCCGTAATCCTTATCTTCTTCATCATCATGATAAGCTTTAATATTAGATTTTATTTCTAAAAATGATTTCATATCAGAAATATTATCTTTTACATCTTCACCTATTAAATCTCTATATTCTTCATGTGTTTTACATGGCATAAATATAGTTTTACCATTTTCATCATGTGTATGTATTCCAGAACAACCTATTTCTTTTGCTCTAGCTTGTGCTTCTCCTGGATTATCAAAAACATCTTTTCTTATTTCTGCTTTTTCATTGTCAATAGAATCTTCTTTATTTGAATTGTACTCACTAGTACAAACAGCTAATCTTTGATCAGAATTATTATATTCATTAGTCATAGTATTATCTCCCATGCATCTATTAATAAATTCTTGCCTTGATTCATATTTATTTGGTTTTGGAATAGGCATATTACTTTATATAGTAGCTTATTGATAAGTTAAGCACAATATATAGGTATATATAATTAATTAATTCATATCTCTTTCATCAGCGTAGATAATCACACATCTACAGTTGATAACATTTGATGCACCACCTTTAGGGTCTCCTGCATATTCCATAGGAACACCACCTACTATAAAGTCTTCATTCATATCTACGATTTGACCGTTAGCTAATGCATGTGCTGATCTAGTTCTTTTATCGTTAGTAGCCACCCACTTCTTTAGCATCTTAGTGCCTAAGTCTTGTTCAACTTTACTAAAATACTTATTACTAGCATAACTTGCGGCATTATGGGTTTCTGTTCTAGCAATAAGTGCGGCTCTTGATCTGCTTATGCCTAGAAACTTATCTGATACCAATTTTGTGATTTGTGCTAAAGTCAAATCATCTGCTCTACCTTGTTCTATCACAGCACTAATACTATAAGATAATCTAGCACTTATACCTGCTAAGATTATTTGTCTTGTATTAAAATATTCTTCTACTAAGTTCTCAAAGTCTACTGATCTACCAAAAACAAAAGCTTCATCTTGTTTTTTATCAATATTGTATTTTTTTTCGTTATATTCAAACATAACTTTAAAAACACGCCTGTAATGACCTAGTGTTAATGGGTATAAGTCTTCATCCAGTGATTGATTGGCTATTTGTGGTTCATATATGCCATATTGTTGATAAAGATGCATCTGTACGTTTAAAAACTTACGAAATAAGGTGTTAAGGGTCTTATAAAACCTTTTTTCTAGATTATTCCTTAAAACTAGCTGTTTTCTTGCTTCTGCTCGTACATTTATCCTACCTTGTCTAAAGGTATTGAACTTTTTACGTTCTAACTTCATGTTTTGCTAAATAGTGGGTGTCCTTTAGGAAATAAGTCTGTATCGTGTCTTCCACCTCTAAACTTACCTGTAGATAATGCTCTTAGAAAGCTATTTACCCTTGCATAAGCCCATTGATCAGGAGAACTAACACTTGGTCTTACTGAACTAGGGTTTGTTCTATAAGCACCTACACCACGTCTAAATACAGCTTCTAGCATTCTTAAAGTAGCCCTTTTAGTCTTAGTGTTACCATGCTTTTCATTATGATCTGTAACTTTACCTTCTAAGGCTTCTTTTACCTTACCTGATAAAGCCTTTTCATCTTCTTTACACTCTACATGCTCTTGAAGTGCTATTTCTTTATCTTCTTCTGTAATTATTTGTTGACGCTTCCTTTTAGCCCAAGCAAAGCCTGAATCCCCACCCCAAAGCAACCATGCAATCTTTCCTGCACTTGGATATCCCTCTTCACCTTGTCTAAAACCTTCTGCTTGTTTATCTACTTCATGCCTTTTAAAAAAGCTATACATTCTTTTAACAGTAGATATAGATAGTCTTTCTTTAGCTACTAGTTGATTTGCACGAGCAACACCTACTAAAGTGCCACCCCTTTTAAACTTTTTTCTAAGTTCAAGCCCTCTCTTAGCTTCTTCTGCCATTTCACTGGTAGGAACTGTATTTATATCTGCTAATGCTTTTTCTTCTTGTAAAAGAAAGTCTATCTCTTTATCAACCTCATCATCATCATCATAATCTTCTAAATCTTCTTCGTTTACGGGATTCTCGGGTTTAGGAACATCACTATCTGAAAGTGGGAATAGATTAGCTGAAATATAAAGATCATCAGCACCATCTAAAGGGTCAAGACCTATAATTTGCCTTGCTTCATTACGAGTCATAATACCTTCACGAACAGCACTAGTAACATTCTCGTAAGTCTTCTTTTTTCTTTCTGCAAGTGCAGGTATAGAATCTATATCAAATTCAAGGGTAAGTCTATCGTCAAATAGAGGTACTAACCACTCGTTAAGATCTGAAGCTATCTTTCTTAGATGTGGAATAATAGTTTCTTCGTATAAAGCAAGTCTTGCTTCTGCTACATTAGCATATGTCTGAGCATCAGGAACACCTACTAATTGACTAGGAACACCAAAACATAAAGCTATATCTGTAGTAGCCATGTTCTTTAATGCATGGAAATCCATGTCTTTAGGACTTAAACCCATTTCTTTCCAGTCAAAGTCTCCTTCAAGTAACATAGGTCTACCTGCATTAGCTGTTCCACTAAATCTATTATTAAGGTCTGTTAATAATTGTTGTCTTTGTGATTCAGTTAGATTTACAGCAAAACCTGCATCATCCTTAGGTTTAAAGATAACAGCACCACTTGGTCTTGCACCATTATTAAGTAAGTTTACATTGTGCTTACTAGCCATATTAAACTGGTCTATCTCAATAGCGGCAGCACTCATAGGACTTAAACCATAATAATCATCTAATGGATTCCATAATTTGACGTGCTTAACTTCACTAAAACCATTGTCTTGATCAACTTCATATACTTTTTGTATTTTTCCATTGATAACATATTCGTATTTATCAGGTATAGCGTTACCACTACCTTTAATATTAATACGATCAGGTCTTAATTGATGTAGTTCTTTAGGCGTACCTGTAAGCCCACCTACTTTAAGTATGTATGCATTACCACTAAGAAGAACATAACCAAATAAACTATTAAAAAACTCTGAGTAGGACTGTAAAGGGTTAGGTCTGTTAAGAAGGTCAATGAGTGGGTGTTGTTCAATTATCTGATCTCCTGCTTTAATTACGAAGGGTACAGCACTTGCACCTTTAGATATTTCATTAACACAACGATATACAATTGCGTTTTTTAAATATCCCTCTTTAGCTAAATCTTCATATTTGTAATTTTTAGGTTGATCAGTACCAACCCCAAAATAACCCATCATATTAGATTGTTTGACTTCTTGTTGTTGAATATTAAAAAGTCGTTGAAAAAATGTTTGTTGTGCCATTAGCTTATTCTCCAGTTTACTTGTCCTTTAGACTTGCTAAGTTCGGTTAATCCCCATACTAAAGCATCTAATCTATCAGGTGAACTATTTGTATCTCCTGTATAACTGCACATTTGCGATTCTAACTCCGAGAATACACCAACATGGTGAACTCTCTCTTGTTCATATAAAGCTGAGATTGGTTCTGCTCTTAGTATTTTACCCCTAGTCGCCCTAACACTTCTATAAGATATTTGATTATCTATGTTCCGTATAAGTCTTTCTACCAAATCTCCACCGTTATTAACTTCAGCTACTATCCTATCAGCCTCCCATTCATAGAAAGCATTAACAGCTATTCTACCCCATTTTTCAGGTGGATGTCTTCCTGATAAGTCCTCTAAAACATAATAATGATTATTATAATCTTTACCTACTACTACTATACCCGTTTCGTCTGAATTTGCATTAGCTGTAACAGCAGGGTCAACAGCAACAATAATTTGTGAAAGTTCTTTTTTTTCAAATATTCTTGATTTGTCAATTAAATTAGCATTCCATAAAGCACCCTCAAATGATTCTATTATTTCAGCATATAATTCTTGTCTTCCTAGATTAGTGCCTTCATATTTGTCCTTTAGCATTGTTAAGGCACTGTCAGCTAAATTAGCTTCATTTTCAAATGTATTACCACTTGTTGTTATAACATCATCTCTAGCAATAAGATTTTTAATAATTTTATTAGGTTTTGGTGTTGTTGTTATTACACATTGAGGATTATCTCCAAGTCTTAAACCAAACATTAATTGATCAAATGCTTCAGGATATCTCCATGCCGCCAATTCATCACACCATGCTCTATGAAATTGAGGTCCCCTTAATCTATCAGGTTCAGATGCCGCATATCCTGTAATTTTGGAACCATTAAATAATCTCATTTCATTTAAAGATGAACTAAATCCTTTTTGATCAGGTGATTCTAAATAACATTCTTTAGGTACTATTGATAATAAACCTGAATTACCTCCAAAACAAACTCTTCTTAAATCACCAGCTGTGGGTGCAACAACGGCACAATTAGTATTTGGATTTCTTAATGCATATAAAGCTATATCTTGAGCACCAGTTCTTGTTTTACCCCAACCACGACCTGCTAATATTAACCATATATAATGATCAATATGAGGTTGTAATTGTTTATCTCTAGCTGTTTCTAACCAACTAGTGCGTAGCTTGAATGCTTGCGATTCTGCTTTTTTCAACTTCGTCAAGCAGTTCCATAGCTCTTCTGAATGAGTCGTTGTTTTCATTGACTGTTGCATCTATATTATGAGTTGCTTCTCCAAGTGCTAATTTAGCAGTTCGTTGAGCAGTTGCCAAAGCATTAGCAAGTGCATTTATTTGAGTGGGTATTAAACCTTTTTTACCCTTTTTCATGTTTTGATTATTAATTTGAATTGTTTGTCCAACTGTTGCAAATAATGCATTAGCTAAAGTTAAAGATTGATCATCTAATTGTATTG